AGATAGAGTTTCACAGCAAGGTGATTTAGATCCAAGACAAAAATAATAAAAATAATATTAAATGGCAAATGATTTGAATGACGATACATTTATGATATATGTTGCAAAGGCGTATAATTCACCGACTTGCATAGTATCAGAATTAGAGGATGACTTAAAAAAGATAAAATATCTTAAACGGTTATTCCGTAGGTATAAATTAACAAATGTTTTAAAAGAAAGGTTAATTTTAAATCATATCATATTATTAAGCAATGTTTTTGGTCCCGAAGCAACAACAAGAATATTATTCTATAAAGTAGACGAAGAAGATTATGTGACATTGAAAACTTTTTTGCTATATTTGAATATACTACCAGAAGTTGTATTTTCAATAAATGGCAAAAGCATAATAACATCACATATTCCAGTCGATATGGAAATAGCAAAGGTACTTAGAGCAATATGAAAACCTTAAAGCAAATAAGAGAAATGGGAGGTGGTGCTGTTGGATCTGCTGGACCTACAAACGTGGTTGGTGGTGGAGCAATAGCTGGCGCAGGACAACCACCAGGAAGCAAATCTGGTGAACCTGGGGTAGATTTAAGAAAAAGAAAACGCGATCCAATTCTTCTACCTCTAGGTAAAAGGAAAATGCCAAAATGATAATACATAATCTAAAAGAAATAGAAGATTTTGTTAGAGAAAGGTTTCAAGATTTACCTTTAGAATCACACAGAGCAGCAAATATTCTATTTTTAAGGATTGTTGGTATTGATGCAAAGAGTTTAGCAAATTATATTTTTCAGGAAATTGAAGGCGTAGAGACAGAAATAAAAGAAAGAAATTATAAAGTTTTTAGTGAAGAACCTAGGTGGGTTGAAGTCGTAATGGTAAATGAGAACAAATACGAAATCGTGGAGTCATAAATGATATTAACTCAAGACAAATTAGCAAAAATTTTGACAAGAAATAAGAGTGTTGGTCCTCTGTTTGAAGCATTATCAAAAATGCTACAAAAATATGAGATTAACACAGTCAATAGAATCGCAGGATTTTTATCACAATGTGGTCATGAATCTGCTGACTTTACGGTTCTGAAAGAGAATTTGAATTATGGTGCTAAAGGATTGAGAGCAACATTCCCCAAATATTTTGCTACAGATGCGGTTGCAGCACAATATGAAAGACAACCAGAAAAGATTGCAAACCACATCTATGCCAATCGCATGGGTAATGGTGCAGAAGCAACAGGTGATGGATACAAATACAGAGGTCGTGGAGCAATTCAATTGACAGGTCATGATAACTATGCGGCATTTGCAAAGTCAATCAATAAGACACTAGACGAGACTGTCACATATTGCGAAACTATGGATGGTGCAATTGAATCTGCATGTTGGTTTTGGAAGAAAAACAATGTCAATGCAACATGTGATGCAAATGATATTGTAGCAATGACAAAGAAAATTAATGGTGGTACAATTGGTCTTGATGAAAGAAAATCACACTACGAAAAAGCAAAAGGAATACTAACATGATGTTATGGTTGCTACAACACATACCCTCATTTGTAATCTATCTTATACTTGCAGCAGGCACAGTTGCGTACCTTATATCAACATTTGTTCCATTTGTTAGTTCTTTGCCGACTAAAACTTTAGGATTGGCATTACTATTGATTGGTGCTTTTCTTCAAGGATTAAATTGGGGAGCAGATGTTCTTAGTGCAGAAGTTGATAAGGCAAACGCAGAAATAAAAAGAATTAATGATGAAAGTAAAAATGTAACAGAAAAAATTGTAACTCAATATGTAGTAAAACAAAAAGTGATAAAGGAAAAAGGCGATGAAATTATTAAATTTGTCAACACAGAAAACGATGCTGATTGCACTCTCCACAATTCTTTTGTCGAGTTGCACGACAGTGCCGCAAAAAACACCATTCCCGACCCCACCAGAGCAGCTGATGAAACCCCCTCCGGAATTGACCTCTCTGAAGCAAAAAAAGCAATAATTGAGAATTACAATCAATACAATCAGGTATCAGAACAACTAAAGTCACTGCAAGATTGGGTTCGTCAGCAACAGGAACTTAATAAATAAGTATAAGTTATGCCGAACATAAACACATCAATTCAAGACGAACATTGGGTAAAAGCATATTGGCGTCCAGCAATGGGTTGGTTGTATATGGTTATATGTTTTTGTGATTTTGTTTTGTTTCCAATATTATGGAGTATTGTACAAGTAGTAGCATATAAAACTGGTCAGTTAGCACAGTGGAATCCTATAACATTACAAGGTGCAGGTTTAGTTCATATTGCGTTTGGTGCTATTTTGGGTATTGCTGCATATGGCAGAAGTAGAGAAAAAGTCACAAAGATTAATTCTGACGGACAAGAAGAAAGCAAAACAACCGAAATAACAATGAAAGATTAACACAATGGCCGACGATAATTTAGACCTAAGAGTTGATGTTGGAGTTCTAAAGCAGCAAGTAAATACTCTTACTACTTTATGTAATAAGATGGATGTTGTTATTGAAAAATTATTAGAACAACACGACCGTCACATTACTCAAGTATACAAAGATATGGACAAAAGAAGAATCGAAACCGAAGTCAACATCAAAGAAATCCACGACAGAATAGATACCGTTTTGGATAAGCTTCAGGTGTCGGAATTAAGGCTTCTAGATGAAATCAAAGAACTCAGAAATGATATGGTGCAGCACAACAAACAAGAGAAAGAATCTCTAGATAAACTTCTGCAATGGAAGTGGATGGTTGCCGGTGGTATCGTGGTAATTTCTTGGTTAGTGTCTCATCTGGATAAATTAACATTTTTCACCAAATAGTATCTTTACAATCTCATTGAGGTGTGTTATACTTTAGTGATGAGTGTATACATCGACCGAAAATTTCTCCATCTATTGTCACCTAAACTGGAAAGGTTCGCGCAGAAGAAGCAGGACCTGTATAACTTTAGGTGTCCCATTTGTGGTGATTCCCAAACTAAAAAGAGCAAAGCTCGTGGATACATTTTTCGGAAAGCTAATGATTATTTCTTTATGTGTCACAACTGTGGTGCAAGCCATACGTTTTATAATTTTATTAAATTCGTAGACCCATCTCTACTGCAAGAATATGCACTAGAAAGATTCAAGAATAGTGAGACTGGTAACCATAATTATGCCAAACCAAAATTTGATGAGTTCAAAGTAAAACCTGTCTTCAAAGAGTCCATTCAACTACCAACTGTAGCAGAACTTCCCGATGGACATTTCTGTAAACAATATGTTATTAACAGAAAGATTCCTGTAGAATTTCATTCTCAACTGTATTATGCAGATGACTTCAAAACATTTGTTGAATCTACGCAAGGAGAGAAATCTGGTCTGCTTGAAAATGACAAAAGACTTGTTATTCCATTTTATGATAAAGATAAGTCTCTAATCGCATTTCAGGGTCGAGCATTGGGTGAGTCTAAGATTCGTTATGTTACAATTACTTTACGGAAAGATGTCACGAAATTTTTTGGATTAAATAGAGTAGATCCAAGTAAGAAAGTTTATGTTGTAGAAGGCCCAATCGACTCTATGTTCATTCCAAACGCAATTGCGACCGCAGACTCAAATCTGACAAGAGCAAATGAATTGGGATTCAATGACATAACATATCTGTTTGATAATGAACCTAGAAATAAAGAAATTGTAAAGACAATAGAAAGAGCAATCAAAGAAGGTAATAATGTTTGTCTTTTACCAGAAAGTGTTAAAGAAAAAGATATTAATGATATGATTCTGTCTGGTCGCACAATCCATGAATTGTTGGCTTTGATAGATAATTTTACTTACAGTAAACTTAGAGCTGAGTTGGAGTTTTCAAATTGGAAAAGAATTTAATATCATGGATTAGTCATATCTCTAGTAGAAAAGATGAACTTGGTGGTTTTGCTATTTGTCCTTTTGCAAAAAAAGCACTAGAAGAAAACAAGATTTATTTTTATTATATTGATAATGATCCAGTACAACAAATATCAACTTACATGGACGGATTCAATCGAAACATGGAGTATGAAGTTATTTTGTTTTATGATGTTGAAAAGAAGTTAAGTGATGATGATTGTACAGATGCAATAAATCAACTCAACAAAAAATATAGTGATACTATTTTTCTAAAGGATCATCCAGATAGTCCAGGTTTTATTAATGGTATAAGTACAGGTAATGGTGAATATCCTATTATCATTGCACAACCTAAAGAAAAACTGTTACAATTCAGGGAAGCACTAAAGAAGACCCCATACTATGATGTTTGGGATGAAGAATATTTAAAAGAAATATGGAGTTATGGTAATGAAAGTGAGACTGATTAGTTACACCACACCAGCAGGTACATTGCCTCTTAGCAATTTACAAGATTTGGTTGCATACTGTGCAAGAGTTTCAAATCCAACAAATCAAATGAATACTGAAACTAATGATAAGTTAATTACCTACCTTATCAACCACCAACATTGGTCCCCTCTAGAAATGGTAAACGTTTGTCTCGAAATTGAGACAACCAGAGACATTGCACGACAGATTTTACGTCATCGTTCATTCTCATTCCAAGAATTTAGTCAGAGATATGCTCAAGTCGATTTGGAGTTTGAGTGTAAAGAGACAAGACTACAAGATACTCAAAATAGACAAAATAGTTTACCGGCAGATGATTGTATGCTTGACTATGCATGGACTACAATGCAAGAAAAAGTAGCAAGAGAAGCAAAGACTGCATATGAGTGGGCAATTAAAAATGGTATTGCAAAAGAACAAGCAAGAGCAGTATTACCAGAAGGTATGACTCCATCAAGACTATACATGAATGGAAGTCTACGTTCTTGGGTACACTATATACAACTCCGAACAGAGAAAGGTACGCAAAAAGAACATCGTGAAGTTGCGAATGCTTGTGCTAAAGTTATTGAAGAAATTTTCCCGATGATTAATCAATTTGTTTGTAAGGAAGAATAATGCATACATATGCTCACGTTAAATGTTTTATGATTGATTGTGGTCAGAACGAAAGAGGTTTTGGTGAGCAATCTGATTTATATTTCAAATTGATTGAAGAAGAATTTAATGAATTAAAAGAAGCATATAAGAATAAAGATATTGTTGAGATTGCTGATGCTTGTGCTGATTTGCGTTGGGTGATTGAAGGACTAGAAGTGACACTAGATATTCCAAACCAAAGAGTTTGGGATGAAGTTAAGAGAAGCAATTTCAGTAAGATTGGTCCTTCTGGTAAAATCGAAAAGAGAGAAGACGGTAAGATTTTGAAACCCGATACATATTCACCACCAAACATTAAGCAGTTCTTTGATAGTCTATAATAATAAGGAAAATAAATGGAAGAGTATCTAGGCATTAAAATTGATTTGAACAGAGATGATTTGTTTGATGAACTTGGTATTAAAAGACTTAAAGAATCATATATGAAAGAAGAAGAAACATCACCACAACAGAGGCTCGCATATGTATCAAAATCTTTTAGTTCAAATCCAGAACATGCTCAGAGACTTTATGAATATTCTAGCAAACATTGGCTTAGTTATTCTACTCCTATACTTTCATTTGGGCGTAGTAGTAGAGGAATGCCTATATCTTGCTTCCTCAACTATATTGAAGATACTGCGGAGGGTCTAGTTGACAACTTATCAGAAACAAATTGGTTATCTATGCTTGGAGGCGGCGTTGGCATCGGTTTTGGTATACGCTCGGCTGACGATAAAAGCACAGGAGTCATGCCTCATCTTAAAATCTATGATGCGAGTTCGTTAGCATATCGTCAAGGTCGTACTCGCCGTGGTAGTTATGCTGCATATCTCAATATTAATCATCCTGACATTACTGCTTTCTTAGAAATACGTAAACCAACAGGTGACCCAAATATGCGTTGCCTGAATTTGCATCATGGAATTAATATCACAGATGATTTCATGCAAATCATTGAAAAGTGTATGATTGATCCAAACGCAAGTGATGATTGGGAATTGAAGGATCCACATTCCGGTGAAGTACGTGAAGTAGTATCAGCAAAGCATCTATGGCAACAAATTCTTGAATTGCGTATGCATACCGGAGAACCATATATACATTATATTGATACTAGTAATAGATTGATGCCACAATGGTTGAAAGACAAAGGTCTTAAAATCCATCAATCTAACCTTTGTTCTGAAATCACATTACCGACCGACGAAAAGAGGACTGCCGTATGTTGTCTATCATCTCTAAATTTGGAAAGATATGATGAGTGGAAAGACAATCCTCTCTTTCTTAAAGATGTCGCTGAAATGCTTGATAATGTGCTTACTTATTTCATTGATAATGCTCCCGATCCTATATCTAGGGCTAGTTACTCGGCCAATCGTGAGCGAAGTATTGGTGTCGGTGCTCTTGGATTTCATGCTTATTTGCAGCGGAATGGAATCGCCTTCGAAGGAGTAATGGCGAAAGTTGCAAACAATAGAATTTTTAAACATATCAGAGAAGGATTAGATGATGCAAACAAACAACTTGGATCCGAACGAGGGGAAGCTCCAGATGCGAGAGGTACTGGGAATCGGTTTAGCCATCTTATGGCCGTTGCTCCTAATGCCAGTTCTTCCATCATTATGGGTAATACTAGCCCTAGCGTTGAACCATACCGCGCAAATGCTTATCGTCAAGATACTTTGTCCGGTTCACATCTCAACAAGAACCGGTGGCTCGATGAGATTATAAAGCAAAAGGTTTCTAACGAAGAATACAATGATGTTTGGTCATCAATTATTGCAAATGATGGTTCGGTACAACATCTAGACATTTTAGATGAAAATGAGAAAGCAGTATTTAAGACTTCAATGGAAATTGACCAAAGATGGATTATTGAACTTGCTGCTGACCGTCAACACTACATTGACCAAGCACAATCTATCAATCTGTTCTTCCGTCCAGATTCAAACATCAAGTATGTGCATGCCATTCATTTTATGGCATGGAAAAAAGGTTTGAAGACCCTATACTATTGTCGTTCAGAAAAAATTGGTAAAGCAGATAAGGTATCAAAACGAATTGAACGTCAAGTCATCAAAGAACTAGACATGACAGAAATTGCAAAGGGCAATGATTGTATTGCGTGTGAAGGATGAAAAATTTTGATATCAAATGGATAGCATTTATACTATTCGTATTCGGTGGAACTATAGTCTCATTAAAACTATCGTTTATGAGATTTGCATTCCCGTGTTTTGTTGTGGGACATGCTATTTTTGTTTATGACTTTTGGAAGTCTCATAAGAATATGCCTTTGCTTTTACAAAATGCGTATTTTTTAATAGTCAATATAATAGCAACTTACATCTGGTTTAAAGGATAAAAAATGATTAAAAAAGCACAACAAAAATTAACAGAAGAAAGAGATTATTTCAAGCCATTTAATTATCCTTGGGCGTATGAGTCGTGGTTAAAACATGAGCAGTCGCATTGGATGCACACAGAAGTACCTATGCATGAAGATGTTAAAGATTGGAAAAAGAAACTGACAAATGAAGAAAAACATTTTCTTACAAACATCTTTAGATTCTTTACGCAGGGTGACATTGACGTTGCGGGTGGTTATGTAAAGAATTATCTTCCTTATTTTCCACAGCCAGAGGTTCGTATGATGCTTGCTGGTTTTGCGGCACGAGAAGCATTACACATTGCTGCATATAGTCATTTGATTGAAACTCTAGGTCTCCCAGAGACTACATATAATGAGTTTCTTGAATATGCAGAAATGAAGGAAAAACATGACTACATCATTGATGTGTCTAGCAAGAATACTACAAAAGAAAATACAGCAACTCACATTGCCGTGTTCTCCGCTTTCACAGAAGGCATGCAACTCTTTTCCTCTTTTATCATGTTGTTGAATTTTCCCCGTCATGGAAAAATGAAAGGTATGGGACAAATAGTAACTTGGTCTATTGTAGATGAGACTCAACATTGCGAATCTATGATTAAGTTATTCAGAACCTATATCGAGGAAAACAAAGAAATTTGGAATGATGAACTTAAATCCAGAATCTATAGTATGGCAGAAAAAATGGTAGAACTTGAGGATAAGTTTATTGATTTAGCATTTAGTCTGGGTGCGATGGAAAATCTCACATCAGAAGAAGTTAAGAAATACATTCGATATATTGCCGACAGAAGACTTATTTCTTTAGGACTAAAAGGCATCTTTAAAGTAAAACGTAATCCTCTACCTTGGGTAGAAGAAATGATTAACGCCCCAACTCATACTAACTTTTTTGAGAATCGTGCAACTGATTATGCTAAAGGTGCATTGACTGGTGATTGGTCTGATGTGTGGGCATAATAAAGGAAAACTAAAATGACAGAAAAGCATATAACAGGAGAGTGCGTAAGTTGTGAATCATCATATGATATAGCATATATTGAAGAATTAGTATCATCAGAATTACCAAATCATTGTCCATTCTGTGGTGAAGAAGTAGAAGATATCTCGGAAGAATATATAGAAGACGAAGAGGATTCCGAGGACGATGAAGAGGAATGGGACGATTAAGTTGGTTATACAAAGATATTGATTTTACGGAAGAAATGATTGGTGATGCATATGGATTTGTCTATTGCATCACCAATCTTACTAACCAAAAAATGTACATAGGTAAGAAATTCTTTTACTTCACCAAAAGCAAACAGGTCAAAGGTAAAAGAAAACGGTATAAAGTGCAAAGTGATTGGCAAACTTACTACGGTTCCAACACAGAACTCAAAAATGATGTTAGTATACTAGGTGAAGACAACTTCAAGAGAGAAATACTCTATCTATGCAAAACAAAAGGCGAATGCGGATATCTGGAAGCAAAAGAACAATTCAGCAG